GTCGGCAGCGTCAGATGTGTATAAGAGACAGCAATATTTACTTTATCTTTTGTAAATAATACAGTATCTTTATTATAGTTATCTGAATGGCATAATATACCAGTCTCTTTTTCTATTTCAAGTCTGTATATTTGTTCTTTTAATTCATTTGAATATCTTGCATATTCTAAGGCACCTTGTATACCTTTACACATATTATACGGCATGCCATTTTTGTTCATAAAAATAACATACTCTTCCTCTGAAATGTTTCCGACTGTGCAAAGTTGGAGATTCTTTGTTTTAATATTAAATGAGATTCCTTGGTTATTTGAAAGTTTAATGTAACCATCGCTCTCTATATTTACACCTAGTTCACTTGCTGCCTTAGCCATATTATAAGCAAAACCAAAGGTTCCATTTGCAACTAAATCCCCAAACCAATGAAGACCTATGCTTCCATCTGCATAGACAATATAATCTGCTGTGCCTTTGCTTGTTTTTTCGAAATAAATATCTTGCAAAATATTTGTTCTACTTTTCAGAAAAGATATAGAACTAGATTCTTTTGCCTGAGCTGTTTCTAGAATGGAAATATTCTTATTATTCTCCGTTATTTCTTCTTTAAAAGATTTCTCTAGAATGTAATCATTTTTAAAAACTGATTTTTCGAAAAATTCATCAACAGTAATTTTTGAATTATCTGTTTTTCTAAAGACTATTCGTATATAAGAAGCATTAGTGTTGCAATTAACACTTGTTTCAATATTTTCAAGCCAATCTGTACAACTTAAAAAAAGTTTATTTTTGTCATAATAAAAAACTTTATAATTAAATCCAGATATAATACTAGCTTCTATAGAATTTGTTCCAATAAAATCTGATTTGATTCTATCAGTATCTGTTGTTGTTGGAGTACCATCCGAATTCAAATTACCCTGTGTTACTTCTATTCTACACAATAAAGCATTTGTTTTGGTAATATTATTAGATAAGTCGCAGAGTGATGAACTCACCACTTTCTGAGACATAACAAGTTCCTCGGAATCTCCAGACTCTTGGGCAACACTCTCCTTGTCGAACTTCTTGCCAAGTTCGGCATCAACACGCTTCTTCTCTTCTGTAAACTTTGTATCAACGTCAGCCGCATTCGCCTTCTTGTCAAGTGCAGCATCCACAGCCGCCTTGTCAGCCTTCTTGCCGATATTGTCTTCTTGTGCTTTGACAATATCCGCAAGACCAGCGAGAGCACCGCCTACCCTCTCGGCTGTGTTCTCGCCCACCTGCGTAGCGTTCTTGACCGCTGCCGCCATCTGTTTAATTTCGTCTATTGTTGCCATATATTAATCTCCTATTGCGTGAATGTGTGCCCTCGTGCCTCGCTGTGCCTTCACATCCCCTTTCGGGGTGAATGCCTTGAGGTATTCGAGTGCATCTGATAAATATCTTTCTGCCATATCCATGATGTCGTTGTATTGCTTGTTGCTCGATACATCTTGAACATGGTCTGAATAATCGTCTCTGTGGCGTATTCCACCTGCTCGGCTTATAATTGTGCCATCGGCACGAAAAAGTCTCGCATACGCGAAATAAGCGAGTGCCTTGCGTATTCCGCTGGTGTACTTCTGCACCTTGGTTTCGTCTTGGCTGCAATCGCCCTCCTTCTTTGTGGTGTATTCGCCACCGTCCAGTAAGACCGCAGGCTGGAAATCGGGCAAGACTGAATCGCCCCACTCTCCCTGCTCGGTCGCTGCCTTGAACCGCTCCCACCCGATGGCTGGTATGATGTTCGCATCTTCGCATTCCCGAATGTATGCGTTCACTTCATCCTCATCTAGGTGCGTGCTGGTCGGTCGTGCCAGTTCCCGGAACTGTTCAACCGTGATAAGTTGTTTTCTTTCTCCCATAGGCTCAATCAATTAATCTATAGTGTTGTTTCCTGCCGCTTCGCTGCTAATATACTTCAACGGCTGCAGCTTGGGTTCTAGGTTCTGAATGGCAGGATCGTGCCAGCTCTTGAAAATCTTCTTGAAGGCTCGCTCGATGAAACGCTGCTCGGTCGTCACTTCGCCTGCATAGTATTCGTAAGCGTCCTGCATAACTTGTCCGCTGAATCCCAGCTTGCCAATACGAATTGAGTAGAAGAGTTCTTGATGGAACTGTGCGTAGATTCGCTCGATAACGCTGCTGTCGGTCACGCTGAACTCCTTGTCGAAGTTTTTTGTCGGGAAGGCGACAACCTTCGGCTCGTCTTCCTCGTTCTCCACCTCGACAGCAAGAATCTTCGCTGTGTTCTCGTCCCCTTGGAACTGCAAAAGGTCTTCATCGGAAATCATCTGTCCGCTCTCCACCTCTTCGCCTTCCTCGTTGAACTTAGGCACGCCCTTCTTGGTTACGAGCATACACGATACGAGGAAGTTGTTGCGGACGTTTCGCATCTTGACGTTACCCAGTCCCTCATCGGTCGAAATCTCCGTGATGGCAGAATCGTAGCTGGCTGTCGGATAGATGAACTTTCCGTCTAGGCTCTGCCACAGAATCTGTCCCTTGTAGCTGTCGATGCCGCCAGCGTTCTCAATCTGTTCGAGAACGATGTCCGGGTCGGGGTTGAAGACGTTGATGCGCTCGATTGTCTTCTCGTTCACCATCAACCGCTTTCCGTTCCTCGTTTTCTTCTGCTCCCAGTCTGGATGCAGCAAGACGTGCGCCACGTTCCCTTTGTCGTCCGTCTCTTCAAGGCGGCAATTCTCAAAGGGTACGTGGCTCACGCTCGACACCTGCCCTAGAACGTTGTAGTTAACATGAAGGGCAAAGCCTCCAAAGCGTGCGAGGTCTTGCGCTACGTTCCGGAGCAAATCGTCTGCCGTGTCCCCCTGCTGGTTAATCGCCAACGCTGCTAGAATGTCGCTATCAAAGCCGTAGCCCTCAATGAATCGGGCATATCGGTTAAGGCACAGCATTGCCGTTCCGCTGGCTTCCGTGATGCGTGCGAGGTTCTGCGGATAAAGATTATCATATCCGTATGCCTGCATCTTGAATCGGCTGACGTAGCCAATATCAACCCTTCGCTTTGGCTTCTTAACTGTCTTAACGTTCATACTGCTTGTGTCGTTTTACTTGTTGTTTTACTCTTCTTCCTTGCCTGCTTTCTCGGCTTGGTCGAGGTCTTTTTTCTTGTCGCTGCCTGCTGCTTTTTCGGCAGGATCTTTCCCGGTGGTATAATCTGCACCGCTGTCGCTGCCTGCTGGCGGCTGCTTGTTCTCAATGAGTTCATCGCTGGGTATCTTCTGAAAGTAACTCTCCATGTGTGGGTACTTCGTCAGATATTCGTGCGCTACCTTGTCGGTCAGGTTCTCATTCGTGAAAATCTTACCATGGTAGAAATCCGGGCAGGAAATGATAAAACCTGCCTTCATTGCGTAATTACATGTTTTTGGCATTGCCTTTTCTTTTTTGAGTTTTAGATATATTTCTATCAGAGCATCGTGGTAACACTGCTGGCAGGTTGTCGGAACAAACCGCTTTCGTGTTACCTCGAAATATAGAGTTTCGATAACTGCCTTGTCGGTTGCATCAAAAGGACTGTCGAAACGTGCCTTCAACTCCTCGACCTTGGCTGTTGCTTCCTCGTAGGTCATGGCTTAACCTCCTACGGCTGCTGTTGTCAGACTGGCGTACTTGGCTGCCGTTGTCTCGCTGTCAGTATCGAAAAAGAAGTACGCTGCCTTCGGTACGCTCTCCTCTTCCAGCGTGATAAGCCAGCCGCCCTCCGTGTCGTCAGAGTACTTGTCGTTCTCGCCTGCGCTTGCCTTCAGTGCCTGCGCATATCCGAATACCTGGTACTCTGCACTTCCGTCCGCTCCCTTTGAAAGGTTGCGCAGGATGGTAACATACTTTCCGTTCGCTAAGCCGTCAATGATATTTGCGCAAACTTCGGGTGTGTTCGCCAGCACCACGATTGCCACGGTGTTCTTCCAGCTGTTGCGGTACGTACCAACGGTCAGTTCGGTCTTGGTTCCAGTGAATGGCTTGCTGCCTTCCTGCCGGATGGCGTATGCTTTCTTGCCAGTCTTCAAGACCAATGTTTTAATTGTATTGCCTTCGACAACGGACTTGGTGAAGTCAATGTCGTCTCGGTTGATGATAAGTCCATCGCCCTCCAGTCCCTTTGTTACTTGGTCTTCGCAAGGGACGATGATGTCCTGGGCGATAAGGCTCTCGCAAGTTGTTGTCATATTAATTCGTTTTAAAATTGTTATATCCCCAACACCGTTTTGTGGGTGTTGAGGATTGTCAAAATAACTTAATACTAAACTGAAAATTTGGTGCGATTAGTAAGCTGCATGGATCATGTCCTCTTCGAGGAGAGCCGTGCCAATCTTACCGGTAGCATAGAGATAGTTTCTGCGCTCCTTCTTGTCGAACCAGATGTCGAGGTCGCTGATGAGATTATCTGCATCTGTACCAATCATAAGGTGCTTAGGGTTGCAGAATACCGCGCGGTGTGGAAGGTTGATTGTAGCCTCGCCCTTCTCGTATGCCTTAATCATTCTGTCCCAAATGCCGACACGTGCAATCTTCACTCCGTTGTAGGTCGCTACTTCGAATCCATCGAACAACTTCTCCCATGGCATAATGTCGTGGTAGGTCTTCTTGAGGTCGTAGGTCAATGCGTCAGCAAGCGAGCGTGTCATGAGCAATACGGCATCGCTGTCGTCTACGATACGTGTGTCTGCATCCATCAGGATGGTGTCTACAAGTGTAGTAGCCGCACCACTCTTGCGCAATGCAGAAATCTGCAATGCTGCCGTGGTCTCGCTGTTGGCTGCAATGGCTGTATGTTTGGTCGCTGTGGCTGTAAAGATGCGCTTGAAGAGACCATCGCAGACGTTGAAATTACTGACATCTAAGTCTGCTGTCAGCTTGCCGCCACCTTCACCTGCCAATGCTGCCTCCTTGTCACCAAGCCAGCCGAAACGCCAAATCATCTGCTCCATGGCTCGCTGGAGTGCATCTGCATAGATTGCCATAAAGTCGGTGCTGGTGAGGTCGCCAATGGCTGTACCAGTCTTCAGTGAGTACTCTCCGATGGTTCCCTTTATTGCCTCGTAGCAAATCTTGACTGGGATTTCCCACTGTCCGAATTCCCAACGCTTCTGGGAGTTGGCGATACCCTTCTCCTCATAGGTAGGGTCGCAACCGCCACCCTTCTTACCTACCATTTCCATCTCTCCGAGAAGAGCGATAGGGTCTTTCTCTTTGACCTTCTGAATGTTTACGAATGAAGAGAAGTCTTCATCGTTGTAGAAGGTTTCCTGCACGGCATCCTTGATGCTTGCGAGGTTTTCTGGCTCGAGTTTAAGGTTCTCGAGCTGCTGTTTTGTAAATCCTGCCATTATTTTCTTTTGATTTAATGGGTTAATACTTGGTTACTTCTTGCCCTTTTTGTGGAGCTTGGCAAGTCTCTCCTTGATGGCGTTCTTACCTTCCTCGACTGGGTTCACGTTGTCGCCTGCGCCCTTGCCGCTTGGCTGTCGCTGTGCTGGCTGGTAGTGGCTGCTGTAGCCTGCCAACACCTTCTCAGCACCGCCTGCCATCTTCACGGCATTCAGGATGCGCATGTCTTCCTTGCTCTTTGCGAGTTTCTGTGCGCCTGCCAGCTGTGCCTTGGTGTCGTTCAACTGCTGTTTGAGTGCTGCTACCTGCTGCTTCAACTTGGCTACGGTTTCGTTGTCGGTGCTTGATGCGCTGCCGCCTTCACCGCCTTCACCGCCCTCATTGTCGGTGTTGTCTGCGGTCTGAATGTCGGTAATTACACCGTCCTCGACAACAATTGTCTTACCGTCCGGCATCTCAAATGTGCCGTCCGGACTTGCCTTGTCGCCAACTTGTGGATCTCCCTCTTCACGCTCAACGGTCAGTGTCTGTCCGTCTGCTGTGTTGAGTTCCATCGCTTGTGGCTCTGCCTTGGCTTGTGGCTCTGCCACCGCCTGCTCTGCTTCCTCCAGTGTCTTCACGCCCAACTTGGCGAGAATCTGGTCGAGGAGAGAAGCCTTTACTTCTGTTTTCTTCTCCATTGCTTTTGGATTTTGTTGTTTTGAATTAATAAAATTTTCGATATTGCGTTTAGATGCGCTTGCGCTGAGTGCTGGAACGGTGCTGCTGATAAGACCTAGGCGCAAAGCCTCGCTGGTGTTGATGAAGATGTCCTTATCCATCAAGGCTTGAATCTCTTCCCGGTCGCACTCGCACCGCTCTACGTATGCGTCCACCATCTTATCCTGCCACATCTGCATTTCCTCGCCCAGGTTCTTCAAGTCCTTTGCGTTCAGCTGGTCGCCCAACCCCCAGCCAGGAACCCACGGATTATGCAGCAGGAAGGCAGCGTTCTCGTATGCCTTGCGGCTCTCCTTTGGTGCTGCAAGCATGATGATTGTTGCCATGGATGCTGCCTTGCCCTCCACGGTGCAGGAAATCTTCTTTCCGCTCTGTCGCAGTCGGTCGTAAATCGCCCAACCTTCGACCACAGAGCCGCCATTGCAGAAGATGCGCATATCGATGGAATCATCGTCTTTCGGTATGCTTGCCGCAAAAGCATCTATATCCTGGAAACATACGCAATCGCCTCCCCACCATTGATACCAGAACTTATTGTCTTGGCTGTCGATGTCGTTGTATATTCTGAGTTTTGCCATTGAATCGTGATTTTTTAAGTTTTAAAACGCTGCAAAGATACGATATTTTTCAATATGTTTATCTCGTAAGCAGTTAATTTTTCTAAACAAGCCGAAATTTTGCGTTCTAAGCGGCTTTTATTGCCTTTGGTGTGTAACCTTACCACCTTTAAGCGAAAACCGCTCAGAACGCGAATCTTGAAGAAATAACTACCCTTTAAATCCTGCCGATATTCTCTATCGTCTGCACTCTACGCTGGGTGCGGTTTATCTCCTCAACGCTCACTACTGGCTGAGGAGCCATCTGATACCCTCTGGCTACAGCTGCCGCCAGCATATCCATGCCGATGTTGCTGCCTCCGTTGTTTACTACGATAGGAACGCCACCTCCTAACTGGTTGAATGCGGATAATATCGGACTGAACATTGAAGTCGCCTTGGCTGTCATTACGCTCTCGCCATTTGAGAGCCTTGCCGGGATGCTGTCGCTGGTTCCAGTTCCAGAGCCTTGGACGTAGCCACCAGTGGAGAATCCCTTGACGAGTGCTTTCGCTCCTGCGAATGCTGCTTTAAGCAATGCGAGTTTCGCTGCTGCGTCTGCCACGCCTGCCCATCCGAGTTTAGCTAAGCCTCTTCCTAGGATTTCAATGTATTGTGCCTCCATGGCTATCTCTACGGCATCCAGCAAAGAGCTAAGTAAAGATTTCAGAAAAGAATGAAAAGATTTATCTTCACTATTAAAGAAATCGACAAAAGCATCTCCAACTGCCAAAATATAGCTTTTCATGTTTTGAAGTTGTTCTTCTGTCAACTGCTTCTTTTTATCATTCTCAGTCTTTTGTATTTCCACGTTAGTATCGCTCAGGTCTTTCTGGAGCTGTTCCTGCACGGCTGCATAGTCCTTGTATGCGTCCAGTTTGCTCTGAAGGAAAGTCTTGTATCTCTCCAGCTTGGCTGCATCGTCTTCCTCTCCAGTGCCACCGTTCATGATGTCCGCATCCCTTCGCTTCTTCTCTGCTTCCTCGAACTCCTTGTTGAGTTCGTCCACAATCTCTTTTGCTTGGTTCTTCAAGTCCGCTTTCGCCTTTATCATGATGTCGAGAAGTTTTGCCTGCATTTCCTGCGCCTTTTCCGCTCCGATTTGCCCTGCCGCCACGTATGCGTCAATGCTTCGTGCCACCATGTTCTTCTCCAGCTGTTCGAGGTCGTTGCTGTAGTCTCGCTCGTTGTCGTACATGCCTGCAAGGTATCGCTTCTTTGCGTCCATGACTTGCTCGTTGTACTTATACTGGATAAGCGCAATCGCTTCCTGCAATTCCTTTTCCTTCTTCTTCCTTCGCTCTGCTTCTGCCTTAGCTTCCGCTTTCTCCTTTGCTCTCTGTGCCTTGGTCTTGGCTGTGCTGCCATTGGCTGCTGCTGGTGTCGTTCCCTTGCTTCCGTTCACTGGCTCGCTGCTGGTCGCTCCACCGTTCACGCGGTCTAGCTTTATGTGTTCGAGCCTTCCGTTCACGGTGTTCTCGAATCCGTCAGCAAATGAATTGCCTATCTCGATACCAGCATTCTTGATGTCCTTCCATGCTTCCTTAATCGTACCGGATATGTCAAAAATCTCTTTGAATCCCTTCTGTGCCTTGGATAGGTCGAAAGTCACGATACCTTCGAGAATATCAAGCATGCCCTTGGCTGCAAAGCCCATCCTCTTGAATGCGTCTATTCCAAGATTGCATACGAGCTTGATTGCGTTCCACATCAAGCGGAAACTTGTGCCGAGTGCATTGATTACCCCTCGCAACAGAAGGCTGTCATTGTACCAATCGATGAAGTAGTTTATCGCCTTCACCACTCCCTTGATAACTGCCGTAAGTGATTTCTTCGCAATCGTTGACAACTGAGCCTTCATCTTCTCGAATCCACCCCCGGTATAATCAAACAAAGAAGCCATTGCGTCCTGCAATTCCTTGGTTGCATTCAATTCGTCTTCTTGTGCCTTGGCAATATCCCCGGACTTTGCCTTCACTTTGTCCATATCAAGTTCGATATTTCCGAGCATCTCAATATAAGCAAGTCCGGCATCCTCTCCAGGACCACCGAAGATGTTTGCAATTGCGCTACCTACAGCGGCACTTGATTGTGGGAGTTCCTTTAGCTTATTAGCCACCTCTTGCATAACCTGAAATGTGGTCTTGCTTCCGTCCTGCAAGTCCTTCTGAACTTGCTTGGAAGAAATACCTATTCCGTCAAGTGCAGCAGCCGTAGCGGTTGTCATTTCTCGCAGTCGTAGATTTCCTTCCTTGATGGTATCAACACCCTTGTCGCTGAAGATGCCTTCCTTGGTCGCTTGCGTTGATATTGCCACCATTTCTTCTGCATTCAGTCCGGCTTCCTTGAAGTATCTCGGGTATTCTTTAATCGTGTCGAGGAACTCACCGTTGGCGTTTGCACCGCTCACCAGTCCGTCTTGCATAATCTTCAAACTATCAGAAACGGAAATACCGAAAGCCTTGCTCATTGTATTAGCAGACTGCATCGTCTCCGTGAATTCCAAACCGAATGCATTGGATACCGCAAGAACCTCGTTGCGCACGGATTTCATTTCGTCCCCGGCCAATCCGGTGAACTGCTGCGTCAGTCGTGTGGCTTCCATCAATCCCTTGTTGTAGTCATACCACCATTTGAATGCCATTCCTGCGCCTGCCACACCTGCCATAGCGAGGAAATAAGGGTTGGTCAATAAGGAAAGAGCCGTATTTTTCAACGCACCAAACTTTACCTTTAGGTCTTCCACGGACTTTCCCATTTCCATAACCTTTCCGATTCCAGTATCATCAACAACATCAAAACCGAAAAACTCGGTGTTCTGCAGGTCGTCAGCCGCCTTCATCATTGAATCGTAATAGCTGCCGACACTGCGCTGGAATCTTCCAGTAGCCTCCTCAGCCTCTTTCAGCTCCTCTATCAAGTCTTGGATATGCTCCTGCATCTCCTGACCCTTGGAACTATCACGCTCGGCACGGCTCATCTCATCGTAAGCCTTGGTGGCATTTGAAAGCTGGGCACGCAACTGTTTCAAGCTGCCCTCCTGCTCGTTCTCTGTGCGCACGTTGTTCTGGATTTCCTTCCGCAAGGTGCGCACGTTGTACTGATACTCCTTGATGGTTGCGTTGATGGCTTCCGTCTGCACCTTCATCTCGTTGGTTGTGATGGTCTTGTCTTTCTCCTGCTGCTGCAAGTCCTTGATGCTTGCCTTTAGCTGGTCTATCTTCTCTTTGTATCTGATGATGCCATAGATTGCATCCTCGTACTTGACCTTGATGTCAAGAATCTGCTGTCTGTCTTCACTTACCATAGTTCTTTCTTTTAGTTGTTCAACTCTATCATTGTAACCTCGCAATATCCGCTGTTTGTTGTCTTGATTTCGAGAACCGCAAAATACGCTCCGTACTGGGCAAGGTACACTGGCTTCGTTTCGTCAAAATCTAGTATATCCAAGTCCGACAGATTGAGCCGTTCCGTGATTACGTGCGCCCTGGCGATACTTGCTGCAAGCTGCTTGTACTTCGTATCGAATATGTTCTGAAGGTCAATACCAAATCGAAGTGCAGCTTGCTCCTTATCATCTCTTAGCGTCATTATCCGCTCCTTGCATCCCTTATACTCTCCACCATTCTTCATGCCGAAAGAATCAAGTGTTCTTATCGGTATGCGGTTGTCATCGCTGGCTGCAAAAGGTAGCGTCCATGTGTCCTGCTCATAGCCCAAAGTCTGGTTGCTGATTACGAGGTCTGCATCATAGTCCCCGGTTGTCTCTTCGTCTTCCTTCCACTTGTAGCGGTTGTGTTGCATAAAGTCTGAAACGGAATACTCGCTTTTCCGTGGTGCACCTTGGCGGTCATACGGAATGAGTTTTCCGCTCCAGTCGTAGGCGTTCGCCTTGTTTGCCCAAACTCTGGTAAACATGATAAACTGCACTTGCGTGCTGTTGGTCAGTTGCCTAGGGAACGAGCCAGTTATCAAAGCTAGAAACTTAATGAAGTTTGTTACCTCGATTTCAGGTAGATTTATGCCGATAGGGAAACTTCCACCAATCGGAACGCTGTCCCCACTCTTGACGCTCGCAGTGATTTTGCCGCCATAAACGGAAGGCATGTTGACTGTGTTTATTCCGTACATGATAGTCTCAAACGTCAGTACATCGTCCTTCTTTAGCGATATAGTGTTTGTCCCTGCCGAAAGCAAATAAAGATAGCCATCGATAGCATATCTGCGTAGTACGACCGGGTACTTAACCTGTCCATCCTCGTACTTCAAATCTCCGAACTCGTATTCCTGCGTGGATGCCTCACCTCCGGTGGTACTTGGTGTTGTTACGGTCATTTTCACGCCCATAGGCAACTGAATCTCCGCTGCGTCTTCAAACTGATGTCTGACGTAGTATTGCACTTGCACATCAAAGGTCAGTTCGCAATCCTTCGTTATCGTCAGTTTCTGTACATCGCTGCCAGTGCTTGGTGTGACTGATGTCAATGAGTTGTTGACGGAAAAGGAAAGCGCACCCAGTCCGTCACGGCTCTTAACGTCTGCGGTCAGATTACCGATAATTGTCTTGTCGTCTGCCTTGTTGTTGATGATAGGCACAACAAGGTTGTTCAACATCTTCTTTGCTTCATCATCCTGCCAAACGAAAGATACGCCCGTCTTCCTCGCTATCCTTGACAATAGCCAGTTTACGGTCACACATGGCTGCAAGAATTTTGGGGACGTTTTATATTCATCCACCGCCACATCATCGCCTACGAAATCCTCCTTATTATCGCCATCTATCATTTCGTGCATAGGTGTCAGCCCGGTAACTGATAGCGATAAAATTTCATAATATTCGGCAGGCGCATTCACGACAAGATACGCAGCTCTCGTCTCTCCTCTGATGGTATATTCGCCCAGCGTCTCATCTTCTCCGCTCACGGATAGAACTCGCATGTACTTATCCAGTACCGCATAGCTTCTATAATCGCCCTTTCCTTGCGCTTGCACATTTGCCGTTGATGATGGCAAGAAGGGGATGATAGCACAAATCGTGTCCGGTTCGTTCTCTATATTTCCACTGATGTACTTTCCTACCTCTGTGCCAGTTCTGATGCGTCCACGGCTAGGCAGGTATTGTGTCGTGGTATACTTATTCCTCTGCACCAGATTAATACCAAAGTTATCTTTACTTTCAATTCGGTATGGATTGTAATAAGCAAAGAATATCCCCTTGCTCACGGCTTCCTCCCTTGTGTTCGGGGTGTTGTACTTTTCAAAAAGCACTCTGTCTGTCACTCCAAGTTCGTTCAGTTTCATTCCGCTCTCCAGTAGCTTCGTGAACGCTGGCATTATACCCCAGTAGATTGAAACCTCGATGCTTTCCTCGATGCTCAGAACGTTCAATCGTCCGTCCTTGATAATTTGCACACCTCCACGGAAATAACTGCACTTATGGAAAATATAGGGGTATCTGCTGCCGCTCTTCGGTCTGTCCGCTTGCTGCAATACTGAAAGATTATGCACCGTCCGTGGTAACTGGATGGTGTACGTGTAGTTTGAGGTCACTTTTGTGACGTCACGAAAAAGGTTGCTCTTGATGTCGAGCACCACATCGGTGTTCTCCGGCAAGTCCATCAAAACACCGCCAATGTAAAGTTGCTGGTCTATCATAGTCTCTGAACGTTAATGTTGTTAATAATCATTTCGCATACGAAATCCTGCAAGCAAGCTGTGCTCTTCGTGTAGCTTCCTGCCTTGATTGTTACGCTCGTCCACTGGTCTTCCTCGTGCATCCAGTCTCCCCCGAGGTACATGTCAACGACTGGGCTGCTCGCTAGGTCTTGCAGCATATCGAACGTATCACTGTCAACCAACGGGGCACAAAGTTTGATTGAATCCGTGCGCTCGTATCCCTGCCTTCTTCCGCTGTCGCCAACGTAGCCGTATATGTCGCTGTATCCGCTTAGATTGTTGCGTATGAAACTCAGGTCGCTGGCAATCTCTCTCGTTTCCTCACCAGACGCAAAGAGCCAATATCGAATGAATCCGTGTCGGTCAATCCAACGCAGATAGATGCCGCTCTCGGTATCGTCTCTGTCAATGCGCAGCAATAGTGACTGCTTGCCACCGGCAGATAGACAGAAAGTAAGGTCGAAAGTATTGTCAAACGTTCCCTGCTGAATCTCTCCATCGTAGTCGTAGATGTTCCAGTACCTGGCACCGCTTGGTAAGATGGCTGCATTGAAGTCTATCATGTTGGTGGTCGGAATCTCAAGCAGCTTGTTGGGTGCTCCCTCGTAACCTATAAGCAGTTTGGTGTCCGCCTTACTTAAATACATACCAAAAGAGAACGGATAGTTGGTGAACCACGTAAGGCGTTTGTAGCCGTTCCAGGTCTCCCCGAACCTTGGCGCACCCCATACTACGTTCGTAGTGAATTCGATGCTCGCAAGCTGTCCGTCTCTGTCATCGTATGCGTTAACCTCAACTCTTATGTACTGGGATAAGTTATTGACGTCATAGTTTATCGTCCAGTCCACGCCTGCATTGATGCGTCCATCGAAAATGGCTTGCACGTATGCTTTGAAGTCTGTTATACACTTTCCGTTGAACGCCTCCACATTGTAGGCTCGTTCCGTTTTGCCACATCTGATTATTACCTCAATACACGATAGGTTACTTCCAATTGCTGTGATAATGCAAGGCAAAAATGCAAAGTATACTTCATCGGGGTAGAAAAAAATATATCCGTTGTTCACTGTCTGTCTCATACCGTCTCATTGTTTAGTTTTATACTTCCCACCGAAAGGTGGATTAAGAAAATAAGCCTCTGCCCTAGCCGTTTCATCGTGTCGGGCACAACGTTGCTGTATACGTCAGCCCTGCCGCCAGTCCGGTGCAGTTTAGAACCCTTGTTGGCGATGGTGTGGGCGATTGCCCCTGCCATACTCATATCGCCACGCTCTTGTGGTGTATACTTGTGCTGCCGCTTGGTTTTGTAGGGGATAGGTCTGCCGTGCAGTCCCTTGTCCTTCATCCACTGCCGGATGATGCCAGCAAAGCCGTAGGGTATCTTGCCAGCCCTTCGTCCGGTCTCGAGAACCCCGAATGGCTTGTGTCCCCATAAGATGGTCTCATCCTCGCTGGGCTGCTCCACCTTTAGGCTCGCTATGGTGCGCCCCGATGCGTTCTGTCCGTTGATACGAATGTGGTTGATGATAAGTTGCCGTGCTCTCTCTACTTCCTCACGCATTATGAGCGATGCCGCCTTGGGGTCGAATTGAATACCTCCCTTGCTCATACCTCACACCCTCCTATTCTCTGTGTCAGTTGCAGGGAGTACATTACGCCCGACACGATCGTGCTCATGCGCTCGATGATGGTCTCGTAGTACTGCTGCCCCTCCAGCGGTTCGAACTGGTGCGACTGGTTGATGGCTCGTATCATCCTTGCCCCTGCCACCTTCATTCGGTCGATGCACTCTCCGTTGTCTTCTCCTTCCGCTGCCCTCGGTACGGTGTCGAGATAAGCCAGGGCAACGTTCACGGTGTCGTATACCCTGCCGTTGCGTATCTCTGTCGTGCCGCTGGCTGGGATGATGCACACGATAGCTGGGTAGCTTAGTTTCTCCAGCTTGGTGTCCGCTGTGTCCCAGTCCTCGAATAGGTAGGTGTAGTCTGGTAGCGTGTCTGCTGCCAGCTGCTTCAATGTTTCTCTTATTGTTGCCATAATTATCTAGATTTACGTTTCATTTCTTCCGCTTGCAACTTCTGCAGGTTCCGCTCGTACACGCTTCTCTTGTTGTCCATTTCCATGCACTTGTAGATGCGAAGCCATGGGGTTTTTAATACTTGGTCGTGGTCGCTGATGCCCATCCTTACCGCATACCAGTCGAGCATGCCGAACAGTCCGAATCGCAGGGTATCGATGCCTGCCTCCTTCTCCAGTCTCGTTGGCTTCGCTGTGTCTGTACTCTCAAATAGCTTGTTGATACGCTCCACCTCTGATGTAACCCAACCGATGAGCATAACGACATCAACCGCCCTAGCCTGCTCCACTTCCTTGTGGCTCAGACCGAGGACGGTTGTCACTATCTGATACAGACTTTCCTCGCTGTCTGATAGCTGGGAAAGGTCTATTAGCTGCCCGATGGATAGCTGGTTGAGATTGCCGGGCACTTGTTTTCCTCCTACAAATGCAGGTCGTGGCTGCTTGCCGATTTTGTAGCTGGTGTGCCTAGCAACTGCCAGCCAATACTTGAATGTCGTGTTCTTATCCATACGCTTTATATTTTTTGTCGTTATCTTTGCCTTAATACGTGCGCCCTAGCCGTTCCGTGGCTTGCTACGGATAACTTCTTCAAGGCTACGTATCGTATTGCGTCTATGCCGTGGTTAAATGCGTCTATAGGCTGGTTCGTTGTCTCTCCATCCCTTGACTTCTTCCACTTGTATTGCTGCATGTTCCCGATGATACCGTGGCTGCGTCTTGTTATATTGATGCGGAAACGCTTCAAAATGTCGATGCCGTTGTTGATACTGTCCGCTCCCTTGGTGCTGCCGATTATCCACAGCCCTCGGTTGTGTATCTCCTGAATGCTCTTAGGCTCTGCCGAATCCGCAATGATAAGGTCACGTTTCGTCCGTCCTTGTTCCTTGCATCGGTCTGCGATGTCATCGTTCGTCATTCCAGGCTGGTAGATTTCTTCGTCAACCCATAACTCTCCGTGCGCCAATATAACGTGCTCCAGCGCAGTTGGGTCGTTGGTGAATCCGAAGTCCATACCCCTGCATTCCATCTTCCACTCATCCCTTGGTGGCAGCTTGTCAACGATGCCCCAGTTGGTGAAGATAAGCCCGGTTATCTTTCCGGTCAATCCTCTTGCATAAACTCGCCACAGTTCGGGGTCGTCAATCTCCTCAATTTTCTTGTGTTCCTGCTCCGTCAGGAATCGGTTGTTTCGGTGGTCACTCAGGATCAAACGGCAGTCATCCCTTCCGATGATGTTGTTGTGCACCCAGAATCGTGCGCTTGGATTGTAGTCGATGAATACCTGCTTACGTGTTCGGATGGCAAGCTGCCAAAACACTTCGTAGGGCACACCGTTCGCCTCGTTCACGAACAGGTAGTCACGCTTACCGTTCTTAGCGTCCTGCGCATCTTGGTAACTCTTGAACTCGATGATTGAGCCGTTCTTTCCTCGGTAGCTGCTGTCGCTCTTATTGTTCTTGAACCAGTCCAGCAACTCTGCCCTTGTGTGCAGGATGGTGTCGAGGTCTCGCATGGCTCCCACCTTTAGGTTCGGGAGGTCTTGACCGCACACCGTGATAATTGCCATCGGATGCTCAAAAGAAATCACTATAAGACGCTGCATGATGGTGTATGTCTTCCCCGAGGACGTGCCTCCTTGGTTTACGAGAAACCTTGGCTTCACGTCCGCATTCGGGTCATACAGTTCACCAATAACGTCAAATAGTGCCATTTTACAAACAATAAAACTTAAAACAAAATTATGGTAAAAAAATTATTCTTCGTCCAATCCCTCACGCTCGATTACTTCCTGCTCGCTGGATGCACACTCGTGCCCAGAGTTGATGTAGCGAACCTCGATGCCGCCTTGGAAGCCTGCGTTCAGGTCGAGCGCGACCTTATCCAGTCCGAGCAGCTTGCAAATCTGCGTTTCTGCCTTGATGATGATGTCGAGGTAGCGTGGTTCTCCGAATCCTCGCTTCTCGGCATCGTACATTATCGCCTTAACGGTCTCGATGGAAACCTGCCTCCCTCGCTCATCTAAGACTGGCTGTCCCTGCTGGGTCGCTGTCTTTTCGTGGTAGTCTTCCTTGGATTTCTCCCAGGCTTCCCAGGCTTCACGTATTACAAGCTTCAACCTTGCAACCTCGCTTGTTATCTTCTCGTCTGTGTCGGTCAGTCTCTCTTCCCTCCACTCCTTCAATAGCCGCTGAATGTCGCAGTGCGCTTGATTGTATTTCGGTCTGTCGAGCCGTTTGCGAACCTCTGCCGTGATTTCTCGCTCCGTCCACCCTCTGCGGTATAGAGGTGCGATAATCTGCAGGCGGTTCTCGATGTCGATTTTCTGCGCTCGATGTTTGTTGTTATTACCTTGTGGCATACGATTCTTGATTTAAAATTTCGCTCCGTTGTACTTGTATACGATGTTACCCTCGCTGTCTCGTTCGTCAGCTGGTACCATTGCCCCTTCGAACATCTTGTATGGCGAGTGCGCTGCCTGCGGATTATTCCAGCACCACTTCATGTAGTCGGCTGAACTCATCGTGTAATACTTCGAGTATTTCTCACGTGTTCCAAGGTTCATCGCCTTCTCCAGTCTCGCCCTCAAAAGGTTCTCTGCGTCCAGCTTGATGTCGCTCCACCTCACGTACCCCTTGCGCTTGCAAATGTTCAGAGCTTCGCACATCTGTCCCCTGCTGTAGTTCCACGTTGGCGGCAATCCACAGCAACTTCCGTTGTGGCAAAGTTCCTTGAAGTGTGCGTCCGATACATAAAAGCGCATTCCCATCTGGTCGCACAGTTCCTTCATATTCCTGAAGAACGGTTCTTTAACCTTGCGGTTCAGTCTCAGATAGCCGGACTGTACGCTGTACTTCTTGTAGAATGCGAGAATGTCGAAACCTGCCATCTTGCTGATGGTAGGCAACAATTCCCTCAATGTCGGGCTTCTAGTCTCGAGACAGAAAAATTCGGTGCTCAAAGCTGTAGCCCCTCTGTTGAATGCTTCCTTGATAAGGTCGAGGTACGTTGGCGTGCTCACTCCGATGATGAAGGGTCTCAGTCTCAACGTTGCCCCTCCTGCCCCTGCATTGGCGATGCGTTCTATGGCTTCCAGTCTCGCTTGTGGGCTTTCCACCCCTCGCTCTATTACTCTAGCCTTCTCTGCATCGCTGGTGATGATTGAGAACTTGAAGTTCCAGTTCTTCTGCCCTCTGATCAAGTCCATGTATCGCTCATCTTTGGTGAACCATGCTCCCTTGGTCGAGAAGCAAAGCGGATAGTCTATATCCTTGAAGAAACGTAAAAGCTCCAGTGTCGTTCCGTACTTCCGTTCGAAGTTGTCGAACTGGTCGCTCATGCTTCCCCACTGCATAACCTTGCGAGCCTTGATGTATGGCGCAAAGTCTCCAGCGTGCTTGTCTGGGTCAATAAACATTCGCTTGATGCGCTCAACGCTCACATCCTTAACCTCCTTGTGCAGGTATTCCTTCTTCTTGCTGCCAATACCTCGCTGGTTCTGAGCAAAACAATACATACAGCCAAAGCTGCAATTATTGTAAGTGTCAAAAGCCATTGGCATTGAGCAGTCGGGAAACTCGTATGTTATTCTTGGCGTGTTGCCATAATGTTCTGCCATATCCTCATGAATTTATTTTGTTGATGATAAAGTCTGCGATTTGGTCGGCTGTCTGCTTCGTGGTGTCTATCGCTACAACGTCACACCCCGCAGTTTGCCATTTCTTTGCCGAGTGTGCCGATTCTCGCTGTCCCCGGATAATATCCTTGCTCAACGTTCCGTTCGACCGTTCTGCGAGCCTTTTTTGGATTTCTTCGAGTGGTGCGTACAAGAAGATTACAATCTGTCTGTCCGCATTGAACATTGCGTGCGTCAAGTTCGGACCCCAGCATTTAAGTCTCATTCCTTCGCAAATGATGCAGTCGGTGCTCTCAAGTGCCTTCTTCACGATGTCACGAAGTATGGTCGTACAGTTCAGATTGTCAACACCTCCGTACTTAACATCGTATCGCCCTGCAAATGCAACTCCATCCCTGGTGCTGCTTATTCCTTTCGAATAGCTTTCGATTCCACCAAAGCTTTCTATCAGCTTTCGGGCAACGGTGCTCTTTCCGCTGGCGTTGGTTCCAATTATGAAAACACAAGTCTTTCTCATATTCGAGTTATTTTTGTTAAATTTCGTCTCTGCCGGATTGAATTGTTCAGAGCGGATGGTTTATCCATTTCAAACGTTTCTCCGACTTAAACGCGAAAATTCCGACTATTCGGGTTTTTCTTTGAGTTCTTCCACGTCAAAGTTGCGCTTCTCGATTGCGTCAAGTCCCAGCATATCTGCCACGGCTTGTGCGTCCTCGCTGCGATATACGATGATGATGCGCTGCTCTTCGTCCTCTTCCGGCTCGTAGGTCGTGGCTTCCTGCTGGATTTCCCAGGGGTTCAACCCCCATCGCTGCATATCGTCCACATCAAATGCTCCCTTTAGCTTCTCTTCGTCCCAGCTGCCAAAATAGACGTTATCCTTGATGATGAACTCGTCCGTCTCTTCATCGGATAGGCTGTCAGCAATAACGACCTCGACCTTTGGTTCTGCCTTCCACTTCTCCCAGTGGCTGCAAAGCTGCTGCTTCTCTCCATCGGTCAGTTTCACGGCAACGGTCTCTATTGCGTTCTTGATAGCTTCGTCTTCCATCTGCTCGATGTTGAGCAGGGCACGGAAGCGCATGTTACCTCCGAGGATAACTCGGTTCTCATTACAGACGATTGGTCTCATCTGCAACATCTTCGGAAACGTCAGAATACTCTCAACGAGTTTCTGCATCTGCTGTGGCTCAATGCTGCGTGGATTGTCTTGGTTCTCCACCAGGTCGTGCAGGTTGATGTTCTCGATTTTATTCTTCTCCATTGTCTTCCTCCTTTCCTTCTTGTCTTGATTTCAGTTCATCAAAGTTCCAGACGATGCGGTCGATGTGTTCAACTCCAAGTAGCTTGGCCAGGAAAGGCTCATCGGCTGGCTTGTAGTGGATGATTACGTTCTCACGTGGCAGAACGCCATCGCCCATTATCGTTGGCAAGTCGTCAGGGGTCAAGTCTTGACCTTCGATTTCAGGAGGTAGTTCCCCTGCGAATGGGTCGCCCTCTTGGTCGTCCTTGTCTTTCTTCTTGCACTTGCTGGTGCTGCTTGTTTCCACTGGTGCTGGGTTCCAGACTGGCATACCCCAGTTCTGAAGCTGTGCGCTGTCCCATCGGTTCGCAAGGTCGTTGAAGTCCCAGTTACCGAAGGATAGGTTGTCTTTAATCATAAACTCCTGCTTCTGTGCTTCTGTCAAGTCTGATGCGCTCACCACGGTAACTGTTGGCTGTTGCTGCCATCCCTGCCAATACTCCATCAATGCGGATTGCTCCTCATCGGATAGACGCTGCTCTGCATCCAGCTTCACTTGAATGCTTGCTTCATCCATCGTGACAATGTGCTGCAAGGCTTTCAGTCTCATATTGCCACCCAGTGCGTGGAAGGTCTCATCAACAACAATCGGGCGCAGGGTCAGCATTCGTGGGAACACGATGATGCTCTGCACCAGCTTCTGAAAGTTCGCTTGGCTTATCTCTCTTGGGTTCGCTTCGTTCTCGCTGACCCTCGATAGTGCGATTTCTTCTGTTTTCATTTTCTTCTTGTTTTAAGTTCGAAATTCGTGCTTATTTAGTAAACACTGACGCAAAGATACTACTTTTTTGCTTTAGTTGTTAGTTCTTCGCTCACTTTTAACTTTTTCCAACACTTCGTTTTATCTTATCCATCAAAGGCTCTGATGGTCTTCTGCAGGGTTGTCTGCGGTTTCTTTGGCTTCACTCTGACCGGGTATCCTGCGCAGACCCATGCGAGGAGAAGTGCGTCTCTCTGGTCTTGGTTCATTCTCGGCAACTTTTGTCCTGCGCTTACAAAATAAGCAATTTCGTCCTGCGTGATTTTTCCGTCCTTCCCCTTCCAGCATTTTTTCAATGGCTTGATGATTTCGCAGGGGATATTGTAGTGTTTGCAGCACTCGACAATCAAGATTCCGGTCTGATGGTTCATTCCGGTAGAGCGTCCGATGGCTGCTGCCTTGACTGCTGTCATGAATTTATTTAGAACATGCCAGTTGCTCTTATTGAGCCAGCCGCCTTCAATAACGACCTTAATCTTCTTGCAACTCTCGTTCATTGCCTTCAAGTAGTCAATCAAAGCTGGGAAGTTCATTTTATAGGCGAGAAACTTCTTGTCGTCAAAGACTGCTCCAACTCCGCTTTCCTGAATGTCGGGGTCAATGCCAATTATAACTGTTCCTTTTTCCATTTTCTTTAAAGTACTTTATTTTGTTCAAATGTCACGCATAAGCGTTTATTTTGTTTTGCTGGTGTAGTTTATTGCCCAACACCCTTTACGTGCGCATATATGTGCGCACATGCGTTATTATCCCTATCTTTCCCCTACCCCTTTCTTTCCCTTCTTTTTGGTTGCGATAGAGAAAGCTGGCAGGGATTCCGGAAGTTGTGCCTGCGGGTGCAAAATAAATGAATAACAAAATGAATATCTTAATTGCAGGGTTCTTCCTTCTTCCACCGCCAGCCGAATGAATAAAAGCATAATTTTCTAACGATTTCTTTTTCTTACTTCTTCATGTACCACCTCGCTTTCTTTGTTTGTTGTCAGACTTCGGGAGATGCGTTTCCGGCTCTCATATCGTAATTTCAAGATGTTATAAGTTTATTTGTTTTGATATTAGAGCCTATCTCCTTCTGTCCTCGCTGGTTAAAAACTCTATTATTGAACTCACGACCGATTATTCTTTTTGTTCTCGAGCAGCCATGCCAGATGCGCTGCCTGCTGCGGATTCTTGAACATGGAAAGAGCCTTCTCTACGTCCGGCTTCTTCCTCTCACGCATCGCTCTGTCGGCTACCCGGTTCTTCGTACCGTAGTTCCGGTAGTGCTTACTCCAGTACTCCTTCTGATACGCCCGATACTTCTCACGATTCCTCTTTCTCCACTCCTTCGTGGCTCTGAGGATCTGTTCCCGGTGTTCCTGGTAGTACGTTCTGTTCTTCTCCCTTGTTGCGAAATCGCTCATTGTATTCAAGTATTACCTGATGTTCTACATATTGCCTGCGAGGTGGGCAGTACCTGCCGTTGATGCAGTTTCTCCCTTCCTCGCAAGCCTTGCATAATTCACTCGCCATACGTCCACTAGAATGGCAGGTTCTCGATGTCGTAGGAAGTGAAGGCGATATTCTCGTGCCCCTCGAATGGAATACAGTGAGTGAAGTCTGCTGCCTTTCCGCTATGCAAAGGCAAGACGTTGTATCTAGCCGCAAAATCCTCTCCACGGTCACGAACAAAGAACGCTGGAAGCCATTTGAATTTTTCCCCGCACCGTACCAGCACCTTGTCAAAAGGCTTGAAGGCTGGCTGCTCCTTCGCTTCCTTCTCTTTCTTCCAGATGGCGTAATGTTTGTTGAACAGTTCGACTTCGTTCTCTGTCGCTTCTCGCAGTTCCTTGTTAACGCTGATACGCAGGTCGAAGGTTTGGTCGGTCACAAACTTCTCGTTCTCGATTTCGTACTGGTTGCCGAATGTCAGCGTATCTTCGCTTTCGTTCTTATCGATGAGTTTGCCGATGATTGTCAACTCTCCGTCCTCATCGTCCTCGTTGAAAACGTAGAGTTTGCCGATTTCAAACGCTGGCTTCAAGTCCACAATCTGTTTCTTTCCACTATCCCAGCGTTTGCCCTCCTTTGCGAGAGCATCAAAGAGTTGCTGCTTTTCCGAGTCCGTGGCAAATCTTTTAATACGACTTATACGACTAAAAAATTCGCCTTCTACTTGGTTGATATATATATACTCATTACACATATAAGCATGATAATATATCTTTCTGGTTAAACTAATTCCTCTGACAAGAACTATTGTACCCGAATCAGTCATTACTATATCTCCCTCCTTGAACTCAGGCTGAGGTTTTTCAATTTCCAAAGTTTCACGGTTCAACTTGACACCAAAACATTTATTGATGTTATTGATGTAGGTTTGAGCATCATCATCGCTGGCTTTCTCAAATACAGAAGTTTCCATTTGGAATACTTCTTCATTATAACATTCGTTCCAAAGATAATACTTGCCTCTGAATTTTGTGAAGGCATCATCCTCAAACTTTTCAAAGATAATATGTACTTCTCTGTCTTTACTGACGAGCACGTCTCCCTTCTTCCAAGAGAATTTCTCCCAATCACGCATTTCCTTAGATGGGAAGATGATGCATTCTCCACCATCATACATTTTCCCATTTGGCTTGACCGAATGAGCATTAGTGTCTTCTGAAAAGAAGTATACTTTATCTTTGTGAACACCATTAAAACTAATATAGCCAAAAGTGTTACTAAAAAATTTAAGTCCAACAGGCTTATCCTTCAGGATTTCCGATATATTAATATTCTGTTCCATTGTCTGAATGTTTTTATTGTTTGTTATTCTTGTTCTTTTTGTTGTGATTTTCAACTACCCTTATCATTTCATCGGTCACGGTCTCGATGAAGTCAAGGCAGGAAACCTGCGCTTTTGTGTAGGCATCTGCAACCTTCTTTGTCGGAAGCATTCTCAATGCTACGGCAGTAGCTTCTTGGTGCGTAAGCTGTAGTTCGAGGATGGATTGCAGGAAATCCAGGCTCACGGTCTCTTCTCCTGCCAGTTCTGCAAGTCTCTTAGCCTTTTTCATTATCTCTACAGACCTGCGTTTCATTTTGTGCTTGAATTCTTCGTTTACTTCCATGTTCTGAATGTTTTTTATTGTTTATAGCTCAACGTGTCCGAGTTTAAAATAAAATTCCAACAGTTCCTTAGTATCGAGCCAGAAGTCGGTGTTGCCGATGTATACGTGATGTCGGTGTTCGTCCGTGATGATTTCTATCTTTTTCATTTCTTATCTGCGTTTAAAATTGTTCGGGTCCGCATTGTAATCCTTTAGGATACATTCGAGAAACTTGATTTCATCACATGTCAGCCAGACGTCTCTGTCTCCGACTGACAGATGATGAAGACCACACTCACGGACCAGTTTAATATTATCAACTCTGTACATAGCCAATACGTTTTAGAGTAACATACCTAGCGCAGCTGTCGTGATTGTCGCCCATAGGAGCAACGCAACCATTACGCAGCCACCTATCTTTCCTTCCTTGTCCAGTGTCTTCCACTGCCGGATAGTGTCTGTAATTGCTGATAATGCAATTACACCAATCGTAGCTTCTACTACGATCATCAAAAAGCCTATCTGTTGTCTAACCATATCTTTTCGCTATTTAAAAAGTTCCTGCTGCGGATGAATGATGTCTGCTCGCTTCTTCTTAGCCGCCCAGAGAAGGAGGTTGGTGTTCTTGGTTCCAGCATTCTTCTCGAGGTCTCTGATGATGCAGGTCATGGCATCGCGCTCAGCTTCCTTCTCGTTACCGTAGAAGATGCTGAGAGTGTCATATCTACTCGGGTAGGCAACCGGGCTGTCGTACCCATGCTTTCCCTTCTGAATGCTGTAGCCCCATATCCAGCCGAACTGGGTGTTGGCGGTCATTACCTTCCATCCCCAGTTATCTACACCCTCTACGGCATACTCGATTACGTGCGGATTGATGCACTCATCCTTGATATTGAACTGGAAGCCTTCGTGCTCTGCAACCGGCTTCTTGATGTCGTAGCTGTTATCGGTCAGCCATTTGAACCAGTCGTTCGATGTCTTGAATACGAGCCCTGCGGCTCTGCATTCGTGGAAAAATAATTCATTCATGGCTTTCAATCTCTATAAAGTGAATATCTCCGCATAATGCACAAGCACAATACTCGCCCAGTTCCTCGGCATCAAGGGCACACACATTGCAACCACTTTCGTCACAAGTATCATTCTTAACTTTGAGAACCTTGCCTTCTACATTCAGAAGCGTACCTTCCTCGAAATCCTTGGCTATTTCGTCCGGTCCATTAATTACAATTGCTTCTTCTACCATAATTCTTTCGTTTTAATCGTTTAAAATCTGTTTGCCTTATAATTTACCGTCCGAAGCGTGAAAACGGCTCAGAGCGGCTATTTTTGCCCTCATTTGTTATTTTTCGGGCTTCCAGTCAATGCCCAGCCGCTGTAGAACTCCACGTTCGTAATATCTTGCCAGCGAATCCTTAGCTGGTTTATTATTCGGGTTCTTCTTCAAGTCTGCAAGGTTCTGCTGGATTACCCACCGGAACTTGTCGTCTTGGCTCTGCTGGCTCACTGGCTGCTGGTGCTTGGCTTGCTCGTAGAGTTCCCCGATGCTCGGTCTTGCCGTTGCCGCAGGATCCTGCGCCTTGACTGCTGCCGATTGCGGCTGCTGGCTTGTGGCTGGCTCGTTGTTGAAGTTTCCTTCCAGCACCTTTGCGAAGTTCTGCTCATTACCGAATATCCAATCGAACTTTCCGAGCCACCCATGCTTGTTGTTGCCGTTCATGAAGTCAGATGCCATCGCAATGTCAATTACCCGGTACAGAGTTTTCACGTCTCCCTTGCATTGACGAACCCTTGCCTTGACCATCACCTTGCGGTTCTCGGTCATGAGCGTGATAGGCGGCATCGCACTCTTCGTCTCATCATGCTTGCGGTTCCAGTATTCCTTGACGGCAGCATAGTCTATCTTTTGAGATTTCGAACCCTTGCCGCCACCGGGTGCTTCGGTCTTGACCGATGCACTTTCAATACCTTCTTTAGAAGGTTCTATATCTGTTTCTTTAGAAACATCATTAACATCTACATTATCATAAACATTATCATTTACATATACATTATCATTATCATATAAGGTTTTTGAAAAAACCTCTTGGTTTTGTTTGGTTATTTCTGAAACCTCTTGGTTTTTATCTAAACCAATTGGTTTTTGTTTATCCTCTTGGTTTTTTCTTGGTCTGCCACCCTTTTTGCCATTGGCTCGCCATCGTTCTACCTTCTCTTCGTACTTGGCTTTATTCCGTTTCATATCGTCAACGATAAAACCGAAAGCCATATGAACGACTGGTTCGAGACTAATAGTCTCCCCGTCCCTTGCGTAGAGAAATATCGCTCTCGTCAGTTGCCCGAGTTGTTCATCGGTCAGCCCCTCGATAAGAGCGTAGTATGATGTGTATAAGATGAATGAATCGTTCATAATTTTATTCTGATAATGATAGTTTCTTCTCCAGCTTCCGTTTTAACACTGTAGCCATCCGGATTTTGTTCCGCTGGCTTGTGCCGGTCGGTGCTGTCACTTTCCCACCTAGGGAAATATAATTCTCCAGTTGGGAAATTATATTCCTTAGGTCGGTTTTTGATATAGGAACATCCATAAGCCCTGCCTTTACTTGATGAGCAATCTCCGTGCTCCCTGCACCTGCTTGATGTACTTGGCGCACTCTTTAGGATGGTCTGCCTGATAAGCCTTGGCATCGAACTTCTCGCTTGCCTTCGGTGCTTTCCACGTTGCCAGCATCTTTCCGTTTCCGTCCACGATGCTCTCTGCGTCCCCGAAGAACAGCTTCAAGTTGTCCTCAATCTCATCCTGCTCAGTCTCCAGTTTCTTGTTCTGAACCTTAAGTTCCTTGAGCCTAGCAATCTGTTCGAGTATCTCCTTCGTTGCGGTCACTTCCTTGCCAGCTACATGTAGTGGAGACTTCAGGAGAACGTCTTGTGCGCTGTACGCTGGCGGCTCTTGGTTGCCCACGATGTAGTCAAGCCAGAATTTGGTTATCTCGTCCCTCATCCATCCGAAAAATTCGGGGTCGAAATCTATGTCACGGTAGCCGAACTCCCTGCCTGCTGTCAGCCAGGCAAGTGCTCCATCTTTGTACTCGCCCACTCCGAGGTTCATCTGTAGCTGGCAGAACCAGTGCTTCGGAAGGTCGTCTGCATCTATCTGCATCTGCGTGGTCTTGCACTCGAGGATGCTCTTGCTCGCTTCGTTGTGTGTTGCCCCGGTTCTCCAGAAGGTTCGGTCTGGACTTACTCTCAGATACGGAGTATCGGTGTTCGTGATGGTGTAGTCGTCCGTGCTCGCCTTGATGATGTGGCAGTGGCTCTCTCGTTTGAAGAACTGCGCCACGGCATCCTCCAGCAGATGTCCTGCCACCATCGCAAAGTTTTCAACCTTTGGTGGGTCGATGCCATTCTTGCGTCTCCACAACTGGTATGGGGTCTCCCATGGGTTCAAGCCAAGCACTGTGCCTGCCTCTGATGCACCTATTCCCTTTGAGCGGTTCTGTAACCACTCCTCTCTGCTTTTGTATTTAATTATCTGTTTCATTGTCTGAATGTTTTCATTAAGAATTTTCTTGCTGCTTCGATAATAAGATGGCGAAGGAAATCGTCCTTTTCCATTGTCTGTGCAATTCCGCTTGCGAGGGAATTGGCTTTACCGTGGTAGGAAATATGGAAATCGAATCCTTGGTTTCCGTCTTCGTCTACATCTCCAGTCGGCTCTATTGCAACAAGCAGGTAGTTTCTTTTTTCCTCGTCTTCCTCTGCCCATGCCTTGAAACCATCTGTGGTTCTTTTGAAGTACTTGTCGATGGTGCTCTTGTGTTTCTGATTGTTTTCTTTTTCTGCCATAATTTTTACTGAATATTTAAAAGTTGCCACGGCTTCCCTTGGTAGGTTGTGATGGGAGCCCACCCCATAGGTTGTGCCGTGGCGGTTCGGGCAAACGTTATAACTTTATAAACTACTTCTTCGCTGCTGTGCCAGTCTTGCCTTGGCTGCGGCTCATTGCCTTCTCTGCCTTCTTCTGTGCGCTCTCGGCTGCTGCCTGCGCCTGCTGTGCGATGGCTTCCTGCTGCTTTGGCTTTTTGAATGTCTCCTCCACTGTGGTCGTACCTTCCTTGATGGCGTTGTACACACCAGCCAGCTTCTGAATGTCCTCTGCCGTTACTTCCTCGGCTGATTTCTTGCCCAGGTGTTCCAGCAGCATAAGGTCTGTTACCTGGTACACTTGGAAGCAGGCTATGCAGCTCTTCCACTGGCTCTGTACGCCAGTCTGCTTGATGTGCTCCAGTGCCTTTGCCTGCACTTCCTTCACCACGCTTGCAATCAATACCTGCGGCACGACCTTGCAGATTGCGTTACGCTGGGCAATCGCCACAGCTGCATTGCCGACTACCACCTGCATATCCTGCGAGAAGGTGTAGCCCTTCGATGTCAGAATGCTGCGCTTCACTTCTACAGAGTAAGCCACGTTGCTCTCGAGGTCGTGGCAGACGCCTTGTGCCGTGATGGTCTTGCCATCGTTTGCGATGATGCGACCAGCGATGCGCAGGTTCTTCCAGCATGCGGAAATGATTTCCGTGAACCTAACACTAGGACCCTCAATAACCGATACCTGACCATCCTTGCCCTTGCGCTCTAGATGATAGAAGCAGTTGTATGCTACATCATCGTCCATGGCTGCCAATGCTACCATATTCTGCTTGCACTGCATGATGTCTCGAGGGAACTTGTGCGCTGTGGCAATCTGTCCGTCAATCTCCGAGCGGTTGATAGCTTCCAGCATTTCGCCACCGCTTACTTGAATAATTTCATTTTCCATAATTCGTTCTTTTTATTGTTCGACTTATTGTTCATTAACTCTAGTGGAAGGCTGGGGATTCGAACCCCAGTTGACTGCCAAAACTTACCCCCCCCTTGCCAGCTGCCGAGGGATGCCCTTCCGTTGCAGGGCGCACGCTGTCGTTTCCGCATATTGCATGGTAAAAACAACTAATTTTAGATAACCTTGAAAAATGAGTTTTGCGTGCACCCTTTGCCCTGCCGCTGCAGGGAACCATATAATAATTGTTTAACATTTTGTGGTCAAACCAGTTGAGCCATAAGGCTGTCGAGCCTGCTTTCCTCGAAGGCGTCCATCGGGTCTTGGTCTGCGTATTGGCTGTTCTCCTCCAGCCAGTCGTCCATCACATCCTGATAGTTGACGCAGCCCTCGATGGCTTCCTCCAGCCGCTCGCTGTCGTTGTTGTTATTCTTGTGCGAAACGACCGCTGTGTTCCCGGTTCTGTCGCACCAGACTGAAATGTCGCCTGCCTTGGTCTTGATGTCTACCCTTGCAACCGCTGGTCGCTGTGGATCACGGTCTAACTCCAGCCAAATGGCATCGTACATTGCCTCTTCGCATTGTTTGATAATTCTTGGTTCCATACGCTCTTACCGTCTGATTAAATAGTTAAAGAATGTCAGACGTGCGTCCGCAAGCGTCTGCTTGTTGAACTCGCTCATAGGGAGCACCGGAACTCCGTCCAGTGAAAGGCAAAGCATATTGTCGAACTCCCTTACCTGCTGTCTCTTATACACATCTCCGAGCCCACGAGACTACGCTG